TAACCCTAGTTAGTTTTAAATCTTCAAATTTCATTAGTTGCTCCCTTCTTCTTGTGCTGCAAAACCATATTTTTCAATAAATTCTGTCAGCAAAGTAAGCCCATAATCGTTATTGGCGTGATCTGTGTCAGCTAGAAGGTTATGGATTTCTAGCAATTCCCAGGTTAGCTCTTTAGATATTTTCATTAGTTTCCCTTCACATATTCTCTAAATAAAAGTGTTGCTTCTCTCTTAGTGTAAAAGTAATACACCTTTGAATAAAACCGATCATCTTCAATAGTTGAAAGAACCCAAGCCCCTTCACCGTTACGGTCATAACTAATAGTCATTAGTTTCCCTTCCCTTCAAGCTCACTTGCTAGAGCAAACAAAGCGCTCTTATCTATTTCAATACCTAATCTGTCTAAATCTTCAGCTGTCAAACCTTCTAAAGTGTTCTCCATAAGATCAATAGCCCAAAGAATTTGCTTAACCTGTTCATCAGTTAAGGTAACTGTTCTACTCATTTTTTCCCTTTGTTTAGGTAGCTGTTGTTAGCTACAAGATAGACAATAACAAGTTGCGGCAATAACACAAGCAGATTTATAAATGTCGTTATAAAACCGTTATAAAGCTAAAAACCCCCTAAAAGAGAGAGGTTTAGGGGGTTTAGCTTGTTATCTGGCGTTAGGTATCACAACTAATCTTTGAACCAGATAGACAGATCTTAGTTTAAGGGCTTATTGCCCCTTTTCTCGTTACAGCTTTTATGCGCAGGTAACAAGAGAGCATCAGAACCAAATTCACCTGGATTAACGTGATCAGCAACCCAAGGATCGTCAAACCTAGCGCCCCCAGAACACAAATGACATACCAGAGCTGTTTCTCTAACCAATTTAGCCCTTTTCTTGTAATCACCAGAATATTGTCCTGTCAGTTTCTTTACGGCAGCTCGTTTAGCGTTATGGAGCTGTTGAACCAAATTTTCGTGTTCATCACACCTATTACCGCCAGAGGTAAGCTCTCCACAGTCTAAGCAAGGTTTCGGAAATCTACTCATTATGATCTTCACAATGCATTATTGCTTCATTTTCTGTCTGGTATTTATCCCAACAATTTTCAACCGAATTATTGAAGAAACCAAATATCAACCAAATAATGACACCGATTAGAACCAAATTTAAACCAAATAATGCTTTTTCTAATTTACTCATTTATTATCCTTACGAATCGAATTTGATTTGAACCAAATTCTTTTAATGACTGAATTTTTGTTGTGCCATACAGTCTGTTAGCGTTAATGATTTTGCCGTTACCTAAATAGATCGCTGAATGATTAAAGTCTGTTCTGCCCTTATAAGCAAAAACAACGATATCCCCTGGTTTAGCTATACTAACTCTTTTACCTAGATGAGCTTGTTTATCTGCCGAGTGTGGCAGCTTTACGCCGATCTGTTTATAAGTCCATACAACCAAACCAGAACAGTCCCAACCAAATTTTGTTGAACCAGAAAACACATAAGGTGTTTTATCTGCGAACCGAACCAAATGTTTTGTTATTTTAACCAAATCTTTAGCTTGACGTTGTTCTCTAAGTTCTGTAACCAAATTTATTGACTGTGCGTGAGCAGATGGTTTAGTAGTGCTACAACCAACCAAAATACTGGTTACAACCAAAGATAACGCTGAAAGCCACAATGCTATTTTCATAATCCCTTTTCATTCTAATCTTTACCCCAACCAGTCCCCTTGAACTGGATGCTAGGGCTACCAAATAGTCTAACCAAAACTTCCTTACATTGTTTGCACTTTGTAGGTGGTTTATGGCTATTAGCTATTGGTTCAGTAATAATAAATTTATGTCCATTAGAGCATTGATATTCATAGACTGGCATTATTCTCCTTCAGATCTAAAAATAACTATTGCCGAAGGAAAAGGGGCAGAAGTGCCAGCTACTCTATTTTGTTCATATTTCAATCTACCTTTAATAAATCTAATTTCACTAGCTTTAGCAGCGTAATCATGCCACCAAATAGTGTCTGTCCTAGCTGGAACTAAACAAACAACAGTAGCCCCATTTTTCCAAGCATCCAAAGCTTTAGCCATCCAAAATTTAATAGTTCGACCATAAGGCGGATTACACCAAACCACACCATCCCAAACCTGAGCTAAACCATCTTGTTCAATATCAAAATAATTATCTAATTTAAAATTATGTTCATTAGCGCAAACATCAACAGTAAAACCAAATTCTTTATTAAGATCATCAAATAATTTTTGTGGTGTTCCCCAATCATCAGCATTACTTGTAAACCAAGATTCATTTATTTTTGGCATTTTATTCTCCTTCTGGTCTAAAACCAATTTGTAGTTCTGGTTCTCTATCTATCGTTTGTGTTGCCTGTTCAACCTGCGAACCAACATTCACAAAAGTTGCTGACTCAGATAGTTCGTGTCGGTGAGTTGCTCGCCAAGACTTTAAAAGCTGCAAAGCAGCCTTCTCATCTGTCTCAAACTCTGCCCCACACGAACACCTTTCCCGAACCATACATTACAACTTCCAAACAGTTCCAGTAAATTCCTTACCCTTTTCAACCGAAAAACAAACCAAACCAGGTTGGCTATCTTCACCAGCAGTCTGTCTAAACCAACCAGAACCATTATCTAATGTGGCAGCTTGAATCCAAAAACGTGATGTTCCTCTCGGTGTTGAACCAAGTTCCTGCACCCGAAGATGATGGAAATGACCTGAAACACCAATAGTAGCTGCATGAACAGGTTGCTTACCAAAAGCTTGTTGTCTCCACCAAGTAGGCACTTGATCTGGTCTAGGTGATTGATGTCCATGCCATAAACCAAGAATGTGGAATTCATCATCAAAAATGTCGTAAGCCAAGCTTTCATCATTAGGTTGTGGTTCAAAGAACTTGATAGGCAAATCAACTTCACCTGCTAGGCGAGCCAAGGTTCTACCAATGTGGATACCCCAATCATCAAGGGTTGTGCCTACACGCTGTTTGCTGACACGCCATTGACAATGATTACTTCCAACCGAAAGATAAGAGACAGGAGCAAACTTGCAAAGTTCCTTCAAAATATCCCACGCCAAAGTTGTAGCCAAATCAATCTGTTGCATCAAACTAAGACTATTCGTATTTAACTGCATAAGATTAGCTGCATTAGAGAAGCCTTCTATAACATCTCCAACATCAGCAAAAATAATCTTCTCTGGCTTAACTTCCTTGACTTTAGAGATGAGAGCTTTTTTCTTTTCTTCCATGCGTTCAAGAAACTCGGCAGTTCCGCCCCTATGGTCAGTTTTACCAACCTGAAGGTCAGACCAAAGAATAATAAAAGCCTTACCAGAATCAGAAACTTTTGGTTCAACTTTTTTAGTTTTCTTCACCTGTGAATAAAGCAACGGCAAATCTACAACCAAATTACGTTTCCTAAACCGAAATCTGTAAGCCGTCAGCCATTGTGGTTCAAGTGGAAAAGGTCTAGCAACTTGCCAACGGCTAGTTCTAGGCTCACCAACAATTTCAATCAGCTTAGGATCAAAACCAGCATCAACCAAAAACTTGTCAAAATCAGGTTTCTCATCATCAGCTAACGGTGGCAAGGTTGCTGTGCCTTCTGTGCCATCAAACTCTACAGCTGGATTCCAGCCCTGTGGCGGTGCAACCTTAGTAGCAGGTGTTAAGTTCTCCAACATGAGCAACGCTTTCCTGTATGGGCATCAACTGAATACCGACTAACTTTCAAACCACGCTCATTTAGAGCAGTTGTAAGAGCAGAATTATTCCACACAGGCGAGTCTAACGCTTCAACCAAGATTTTTCTATCGGCTTCAGAAAGAGACTCTAAAATAGTGTTGATTTTGCAGGGATACTGGCGGCCAGATGGTGCTAAACCTTCAAGCATTAGGTTTCTCCAATACCACAGGGCTAGTCAAATGATGGCATAAATCTCTGATAGTAGCCATAATAACTGGATGAGTTATCGTGTTCGCTTCTTCAATAACGTCTGCTATCTTGTGGCGAACCAAGTCAAAATCGTTAGACCAAACCAGGTTATCGTCACGCAATAGCTTTACTGCTTGTTGTGCATTATTCATCTGAATCCCTTTCATCATCAAATATGTTTTTATCATCAATGATCTGTGCGAGCCACCACATCAAACCAAAACCAACAACAAGCATGAGCAAACCAAGCAGACCTATTGAACCAAAAAGTTCTAGCATTACTCTCCTTCTACTTCTATCTTTTGTTCCTTAGTTTCATACAAACGCAACGCATGAATACAAGGATCTCCTTCTTCAAATTCTTTTACTTCAGCTTCACTCATAGGTAAACCCTCATGCGTATCACAGACAGTTGCACTTACCCAAGCGTTATCTCTGCCTATTTTTAGCCAATCATTAAAATCCATTTATTTTCCTAACTGTTTCAAAATATCTTCATCAAGCAAAAGATTTAAAGCTAACTCAGCTTGCTGTGGCACAACACCATTACCGCAAGCCTTCAACTGATCATTACGCTTCAATCCAATGTCTTCACCTGTAACCCAACCTTGTGGCAACCCCATCATCCATTCTGTAAACTCGGCAGATAAACGGTGATTACCGTTCTTACCGTCAGGTTTTGTAGGTGCAGGAGCAGGGCGAGTAAATTGTTCCCAACGCTCAATAGCTGGCGCAAATTTTCCCCAAGAAATATCAGTTACTTCACCACTATTAAAAATGGCTCTAGCAACTGTATCTACCGACACAACACCATCACGAGTTTGAGCAGCTTGACCATCTTTATAGTCACGAACAATAGGAGTAGGTAAAAGATTATCTACTTCCCTAGAAACTTTAAAACCCTGGCTAGCAACCAAATCCATAACCTGGTCTCTAACACCAACAGTATTACCACGCTTCAATGCTTCAGCTTCGCCCAACGCTCCGCCTTCACCTTCACTCGCTTTGGGAGAACGCAATAATGAAGACTCTGTAACGGTTATGGGGGGCATTTGCATCTGCTGCTCGTAAACCACACCATTTCGCATCATACCCCATGTCGGCCAGCGATCCGAGAACGGCTTGGATTGCTGTGAAAACAGGTCTTCCACCCCAATCATCCAAATCTTCTTGACTGTATTCCATTCCGTTATCCGCTTTAGCACTTAATAAACCCCTAACATTTTCAATAACAACCAATTTAGGTTGCAGTTCTTCAATAGCTCTAGCAAACTCATGCCAAAGACCTGAGCGTGTTCCTTCTTTTAAACCAGCTCTTTTACCAGCCAAAGATAAATCTTGGCAAGGAAAACCACCAGTCAAAATATCTACTTTTTCTACTTGTGTGAAATCTACTTTTGTTACATCCCGATAGTTAGGGATACCTGGAAAGTTTCGTTCAAGGATTTTGCTTGGTGCATCTTCCCATTCACAATGCCAAGCCATCTCAGCATCAAGAACATTTATTACGGCAAGATCTAACCCGCCATAACCTGAGAACAAACTACCTATTTTCATCTTGTCCTAAACAAAAGCTGCACCGTTTACCACGACATTTACATTCAGGATTATCGCAAGGATCGCACTCACATTTAGTAAGTTCTCCATTAATAACAGATTCTGTTAGATATTCGACTTTTAATGTATTGCAATCTACAAAAACATATTGATCAGTAAAATCTTTACGAATAACAGCATTATCTTCTAGCATTTGGAAAATGCGTTCTCTTTCTTCACGCTTACCATTCTCAAAAGCACGTTCAATCCACTCATTGAGTTTTTCATTTTCCGCCCAAGACATTTTTAATCCTTTTCCTCAAATCAGGTTTAATAAAGAAACGCCACCGATTTTGTAGGCGTAAATATATTTGAAAAGCTCTGCTACCAAACTGGTAGTTGCCCCTGTGTTTAGCCATGTTTCCCTTTCTTGTTCTCATAGACCTAAATCTAGTCCAACAATCATCCCAAAGTCAATGGCAACACACTAAATAAATTAATCTTTTATTTGAGTGATTTGAACCTGAACGCCAGTCCAACCATCAACCGAATAACGCTTATAAGCGTGAAGATCTACAACCCTGGCATCATCCACAATAGCCCCACCCTTAGTCAAACCATCCAACACGCCCCTACACAATTTATCCGTATCAGGCATTACAGTTGGATAATCCCTAGAAACAGAAGAAGGCTTCGGAAGATAAAACCAAAGTTCCACTTCCAAAGCCCCGTCAATCGGTTCATCAAACAATGACTGACATTCTGTTTCAACAGCTTTACGCCAAGCAGGTAAATACTTGGATGCTTCAATCATGCGACCATTACCGACATGACGTTTAGATCCTTGTGGTGCTGGAACACCAAAAACTGCAAACTTAGTTATCATGCCTTTTATAGTAGTTCACGCAAAGAACAATAAACCAAATTGAAGCAAAGGTGTAAGGCACAAATGCTTCTTCCACAGTCTTGCTGTTCATGCCTATCCAAATGAATTCAACAACAGTTGCAAACAGAATCAGATAGGCAAGTTTCAAAATGTATCCCAGCTAGTTGTTGCAGCCTGAGAAACGATCTCAACTTCCTTAGCGTTGATAGACAATTGAGCGTAAACGATAGGCTTACCTGTTGCCTGTTCAACAAACTCATTAACATTTGCTGAAGCCGAACCGATAATGTTTACAACCTGACCTGTCTGCACAGGGATAGTTGACCAAACTTTATAGTTTTGTTTCCCTTCAGTTCCATCCGCTTTTTTGAAAGTATCCTGAGCGATAAAGAACTTAGGGAAGCTTTTAGTTACAGTCAGGTTTGTTGCTTTAATTGTGTTTGGCATTTTGGCCTTTTCTATTTTTCTATGTGTTTTGGATTTACGCAATCGGAGTGATTACATATTCTTGCACCTGGTAGCACTTCAACCCCACCAGATAAGGGTGTGATTCCATCTTCAGCGAAATCGCCTTTGTGTGGAATACATTTGAGATTACCATACTGCACAACTTTTGCAGGTTTGGCACGACAGGAAGCACAAAAAAGATCTGTTTGACCACGTTTGTCAGGGGCAACGACCCAAGAGTAACCGCAACGGTTACAGACAATTTTGTTATCATCCACAACATCAGTTTATTTACTTATTCTTCTTTTGCAACTTGCAGTCATAGCAGTTATAGACGATACGTTCATGTTCACAAAGTTTAGGAGCATTCTTTTTAACTTCTTCTTCACGAGCCTTTTCTTCTAATGCTCTCTGACGAGCAATCGTTCTATCTCTTTCACGTCTTGTTTCTTCAGCTGCTCTAGCTTCAGCAATCAACTCATCACGAGACTTAGTTCTCTCAGGAAGCAAAGCATCACCCCAACGATCACCATTCAACCAGGTTGTCGGATACGGAATAAACTCTGCTGGCGGAAGATTAGGGTCATTAGCAAACCGAATAGCACCAGCCAAAATCTCGTCATGCGTAGCCCTAGCCAAAGCAGACTCAAATGCTTTCAACGCAGCTCGCTTAGAAACCTTGCGTGGATACACATTCCAAAATTCGTCAAAATGAGCATATAGGTTTATATATGTTTCTTTTAAAGGTTTGTGTGCCAGATCTGTCACCCCTGATTTACCCAGTCTGTCACCCCTGCTTACCTGATCTGTCACCCCTGACAGAACAATCCAATACTTATTTGTCTTGTATTGACCACCAAAATCAGAGCCATTAATCTCAATAGTTATCTCGCCAAGTTCCTGAAGATACTGCAAATCACGTTTGATAGATCTCTCAGATGAGTTAGCGTATCTAGCTAAAGTAGCGATAGATGGCCAAGCACCGTTATCGCCATGATGATTAGCTATACCAATCAAAACAAGTTTTGCTCGCCCTTCAGCACGACTATTATTCAAAACAAGGCTAATCATCTCTACAGACATGAAAAGCCCCCTACAAGCCGTTTAAGGGCGTTTTTGCGTAGGTTTAACATCTTTTATCCTTCGCTATCCAATAAAGCATCCATAATGCTGTGAGAAGCCTGAGCGATCTCATCAGTAGCACCAGCCGCGTAACGACCAGCATTAAAAAACAACTTATCTCTCTGCTCACGCATAGACTGCAACTGCTCAATCTCGGCATCAACTAAAGCCCGAATATGTCTAACCTGGACTGTTGACAACTTTTCACGAGCTTCAGCCACGATACGAGCATTATCAATGTGAGTTGTGTCATTACGTTCATGCTCTAAAGCCAGGAGATAAGCCAGCCACTCAGCATCATCTCGAACCTTTGTCAAAATCTTTTTATCATCCATCATTTCCCTAACTTAAATTCAAACGGTAAAGAGTCTTATTCCAGTCATTGTCAATCAAAAACCAGTCACCCTTCATAAAATCATAAACAGGCACTTGCTCAGGGAACTTAAATCTCTCCAACTTCCAGCCATTCACCAAAGCTTTCTCCCTAAAAACTGCGTTAGATTCCATCAAAACATTTGAATCACTACATAAAGCGATCAAATTAGATGGCACATCCAGCAGCTTAGAGCCACCCATACCACGATTGATGCGGTGCTGTGGCACGAGAGTATCATCTATCCGCCCACAATGCCAACAACACACATCACGCTGTAAAACCTTAGACCAAACTGCCTTACTAACCATGTCTAAAAGTCAGTTCCACCTGTTTAGCAATAACAGCAGTCAAAGTTCCAGCATCCGAAATCTGCTTAATCTTAGCCTTCACACGACTCAACTCAACCTTAGCCATGTCATGCTCAAACTTTAACTCAGCAGTCTTCAAACGAGCCACAGCAGTCCTATCAGCAACAGTTCCCTGCGCTTCAAGAAAAGCAGACTGATAAGCCTTCTCATAAACAAGATCCCTATCAGCAACCTTCATCTCAGCATCATACAAAGCATTGATACCCTTTTCACCAGACTGAATAAGCTCATTCAGTTTAGAGATAACCTGGTCAGGACTAACTATTTCCAAGTTCTTTACCCCACATCACAATCTTCTCCAACTGCTCTTTAGGTAACTTGGCTTGCTGCGCTTCAACATACAAAGTCTTCAACTTAGCCAAATCCTTGTTGAAATACGCTTCACTAGCCTGAGTGTAAATGTCTTCATTAGCACGATTTACTTTTTCCATCTCTTGTGCTGAAGGGCGTTTACCTTTAGGGCTAAACACACCGCCAAGAGCCGAAATAGCACGACCATAAGCCGAAGTAGCACAGTTCTCTACAAAAGATACCTTGTTGATGTGGCTAGTGCCTAGACGTTCTTCAGCGAAATCAACTGCAGCTGGCTTCTCGTCAGCCTTATCTAAAAAGACTTCAGCCTTCATAACAACCTGTGCTTCATTAAGCAACACGATTTCAAGGTTCAATCTGCCGTTTGGAAAAGCGTTCCAGAAAAGATCAATTCTCTCTTGAACGGTTTGATACTGTGAAAGGTCAAAGCCCATTAGTTATCACTCCAAGTGACACTCATGTTCTTTTCAAGCCAAATCCATTGGCCAAGACCATGAATACATAAGCCCACAGAATCAGTAGGAAGCACCTGGATACCAGATAAAACACCAGTAACGCTTGTGGACTTTTGCTTATCATTGTGAATTACGATAGCGACCTTATCGCCAATTTTGATGCCAGCTATATCAGTTATTTTCATTTTTAACCCTTTGTCTTAATTGATAGATACGGTGTTCCACCATTTCTGGAAGAACGTGTGGCAACTACTTTGCCATTTAAAGAACCATACTTTGCTTTACCCATAAGGTCAAGTATCTGGCTCTTTAGCTTTGTTACTCTTTCAGTAGTCAAATCAAGGTCAGCTTGCAGGAATAACAAACTAGATCCCAACTCACCCAATTCAACTTCATCTTCCACAATGTCAGGGTGCATAACCCTAACAGTTTGGAAAGTGCTTTCAGAACCATCCCAGTCAGGCGCAACATCCTTCTGCAACTTGTTCCAAAAATCTTCAACCCTAGCAACCATACGGTCAGCGAAATCAGGATCATAATCAAGATGGAAAGTCTCCAACTGATTACCCTGGAACAGCACAACAACCTTGCACCACTTCAAACCAAGCAGATGCATATACCACATACATTGAGCTGCATAATGCTCAGGCAAAGTATCCCAACGGTAGCCAGCAGTCTTAATCTCTAGCAGACCATAAGTTTCACCATCAAACAAAATGCCGTCAGGATTAGCGTGTTTCCAGCCGTCAGCCCAAGTGCCTGTAGTGAACATCTTGTATTCAGGGTTACGCAAACCCCACTCACTAAAGATCAACGGTTCAACAATAGTTCCCCAACGCATCTTCTCATTCTGCTCAAAGCTATCATCAATACGCTTAGACAACTTAGCCCACAAAGTAAAAGCAGACTCCCAAGGATTCAACCCTAAAATCGTGCCAACCTGTGAACCACCAATACCATTAGCCCTAAGTTCATGCCACTCAGGACTCTGATTCTCAAACTCGCCAATCAACTTAGCCGAGCCAAATAATTCATGATTTAATTTATTAGACATATGCCCTTTTCCTATTTACAACTGACAGGTTTATCAGTAAGGTAAGTGTATGACAGACCACCGACAAATGATACCCATTTCACGAAAATTATTTTCACTATTAGAGAAAATAGAAGAAATAGGCGAAGTGCCATGCCAAAACTTCCCTGACACATTCTTCCCAGAAGGCGGAGAAATCAAACGCAGAGAAGATACACAGATAGCAAAATCACTCTGCCAAAGCTGCCCAATAATAGAAGATTGCAGAATGTATGCTCTTGAAGCTAGAGAAGAATTCGGTATTTGGGGTGGATTAGATCCAGATGAAAGAAGAAACTTTCAAAGGTCTATTTCTGCTTCTCGGCGGAATCTTTAGCCTTCTGGATGGCATCCTGAGAACCCTTAGCAACATCTTCCTTAGTAGCTTTACCAGTAGTAGCAATCGCATAACCGATAACACCGATAACACCGAGCATCAGCGTTCCCCAAGCAACCAACACACCTGTAACCCAGTTGCCTGTTAGAGCTGCACCAACACCCATAGAGCCACCCAGGATGTAAAGAAAAATACCAAAACCACGCCAAGCAAGCGTAGCCATAACCGCCACAACATCTTTAGCCCTAGACTTCCAGTTCATTATTTACCTGTGTTCGCAAGAATGTGCTTCAACGGATCAACAAGATCGTCATAAGCAGCAAGATGGATAGCAGGGTTAGACCAAGACTTGTTAGCTTTACCGATAGACAAGTGAAGGTGTGCGCCAGTTGAAGCAGAACCAGATGGAGTGTTTCTACCGCCACCAACCTTGCCAATAATGTCACCCAAATCAACCTTGTCACCCTTCTTCAAGGTAGGCTTCTCAGCCAAGTGAGCGTAAAGAACCCAATAACCATCCTTAGCAGAATGGACAACAAACCAACCTAAAACGTCAGACCATTCAGCCAAAGTAACAGTTCCAGCAGTAATAGCAGGAATAGGAGACTTCTCGGCTGGAGACCAGTCCTGACCCCTATGTGGCCTACCATTACGGTAAGGGGCTAGATTGCCAAACTCATCATTACGAGTTTTAGCTGGAAATGGCTCTTTATAGATCGCAGACATCTTATTCCTTCGGGTTGCGTAAGCGGAAGGTCAAAATCCAGACCGCTATTGATACTAGAATACACCAGCCAACAACATTCTTTGCAGAACCTTCCAACACAATCCAGGCAACAAACATACCTAACAAAGTCCAAAGTTGCCCAATAATGTCATTTAAAAAGTTTTTCACTTTATTCTCCTAATAGATGATGGTGCTGAAGCAGTCAGCCCAACTGCCGTAGTTGCTATTTGTGTGACAATAACAGCTGCCACAACTTCCTGTTTAGCTTTATGTCTAGCCTTCGGAGACATATCTGCACCAAAGTTACCTAAAGCATTAAAAGCATTAGTCAAACCAACAATTGTTGCACCCAACACAGGCACACTAGCCAATTCTTCAGAAACCACAATATCGTCAGCCTGAGCAACAATCATCAACTGCTCTAAAGCCTGGACATACTCATCCGAGCCTTCAACAGCCGTCTCAAAGGTCTGTAAAGCATCAGCCATAAGTAAAGCCACATCTTCTTCTGACAGGCTCTGTGGATCAATCTCAGTCAAATCAACATCAACAATAGATGGCTCAGGCTCAGGTTTGATTACAGGTGGCACAACAGGAACTTCAGGAATCTCAGGTTCAACAACTGGCGGAACAACCACAGGCGGTTCAACGACTGGCGGCTCAGGCTCAATCGGTGGCTCAGGGTCAACAGGTTCAACCACAGGTGGCTCAACTACTGGTGGTTCAACAATCGGTGGTTCAACGATAGGTGGTTCAACGATAGGCGGCTCTACAACTGGCGGAACAACCACAGGCGGTTCAACAACATCCCTAGAAAACGCTGACTCAGGAACAACACCCCAATTAAAACCAACATTGGCATACAAAATATTACAAGCCCCACCACCATACTCATACCACCAAGCATCAAACTTTTGAGACACACCAGCTTCAAAAGAATGAACACCAGAAGAACCAGAACAACCCTTCAAAGTCCAATCATCAATAACAGTCTCATCACCAATAGACATAACAAAACCATCATCAGCCAAAGACTGAAACCACACATCACCCGAATAATCTAAAGTAATGTAGCCGTAATAATGAATAACCACAAAATCTGATTGACAGCCAGCAACAATATCGCCACCCCAATCATGGTCAACATTAGACACAGAAGTCCAAGCACCTTCACAAAGCGTATAAGGCTGTCTCTCAGGTAACGCTGACGGATCAAACGTATAAACATCTACACCTAAACCCTGTAAGGGTTCTGCCTGTGCCGTAGGTGTAAAGGTCAGAATCGGTGCAAATGCCAAAAACAAAACAAACAAAAGTCTTGTCAACTTTGGCATAATACCTTCCTATTGAATAAGTTTCACTAACACTCCAACAATTGCCGAAGTAATAACAGCAGAAAGCACAGCAGTAACCCAAGCTGACTGCCAGCGAGCTTTCTCCAACTCCCTAATACGCATCTCATGGTCAATAACCAAATCAGACTGAATAGTGACATCCTTCTTGATAACAGCAATATCTGTCTTTATCTCAGCCATATCATTAACAATTTTTAATAAAAGTTCACTATTATTAGGGCGTTTAATCTCAGTCACTAGCCGACAGCCGTTCCAAGACTCATCTGAATTGCATGATAGTAAATAGTTTCATCCGAACCAGAAGCCGCCGACACATTTCTAACAGTAATGTTCGCTGTGCCAGCAGAAATAGCGTTAGCAAAAGCCATATACCTGTTATTAGTAGCCCACGCATAGACAATAGGGGCAACAGCAAAACGGTTAGTAGGAAAAGTCACACCCACAGAAACAGCACCATCAGCAGCCAAAACACCTGTAGTCGCACTAGCAGTTCCAACAGCCTGAGCATAAGGCAAAGGAAGCCAGTTAGAACCGTTATAAACCTGGATTTGCTCAGAATCAGTCAGAAAAGACACCATGCCAGTAGAAGGCGAAGCAATAGCACTACCACGAGAAGCTGTGCCAGCAAAAACCATTACACTCTGATCTTGCAAATAGTTTTGAACATCAGCAGCACTCAACACAGACCCAGCTGCAAAAGTTTTACGACCCGAACCAGCCATTTATATCTCCTTAAAGCCCCAACGAATAATAGTCTAACTTACCAAATTCACTATCATCAAGCACCAAAGAAGGATTCTTAATACTCTCCAACTGATAAGTTACAAAATGGCTACCAGGTGAAATGTCATGGTTGATGCCAATAATGCGAACATACTTTTGAATGACAGATCCAGTTCCATTAGGCGTATATTTGACACTCGCAAAAGAGTTTAAAACTAAAGTAGAGCTAACAAGATCTTGATTAGCATTACTCAAAGCATAATAATTTAGTCTTACAGAATTAAACCGATACTCAGGTTGGCTATATTTAGATGATATTAAAGAACAAAGATTTTTAAGTTTATCTGTATCGGTGTAAAGCACACCATCAATAGTCAGTTTATAGATACCATATGAAGTTTGAGAATCACTAGAGTTAGCGGTAATGCTAGTTATAGCATCCCAAGTATTTACTTCAATCCTATTGTAAAGAAGCTGGGAACTATAAGAAACATCAATAGAATCATAGCCCCAACCAGTTCCATCATCAGCAAAAACAGGTAAGCTGCCTAGACCAGAAACGCTATAGTTATTGTCTTTGAATTTCAGAGAGTCAGTTCCACTAATGTAAAGCTGACCCTGCTCAGAAGTCTCAATTTGACGTAAATAATCTAAAACATTCGTATTAGCAGAAATAGTATCTGCATCCAACATTTGTGTTCCAGTAGAAATAACTTGTGAACCATAAGAAGTCGGCCATGCAACAGCATCATCATTCAAAATACGGCTAACCCTTGCACCAGACAACTCAGCAGGAAAAGTTTGAGCTGGAAGATACTGATTAGCAAACAAACTTGTTTTATCACTCGCAGTCAAATAAGCGTAAGCTTCACCATTGACATCATAATTAAAAGACCAATCATCAACTAAACCCGAAAATAAAGCATAGCCACTAACACTTACATACACTCTTTGCTTAGGCTTTATGTATCCATAAAAAGGCGAAGAAACATTAGTTGGATCAAAAACACGATTGTAATTATTAAAAGTAATAGATACAGAACCAGGTTCATAATGGTCAAGAGTCCTAGATTTACCTGTAGTAATTGAAACACTAACAGCGTAGGAAGTAGCATCATTGTAAACGCTAGGGTCAGAAGAATAAAGCCATACTTTGACGTTATTAGCCATTAGAACTGTTTTCCATTTTTACGTTCATAAGTTTGAATAGCTGAAACTAAATGCCTACCAATGTCAGCGTTAGTAGCACCTGGTGCAACATTTATCGCTATGTTGTATTGATTAGCAGTAGATAAAACATCATTAAATCTCTTATATTGAGCAGGTGAACTTGCTTTATCGTAAGGGTTCTTTATTTGAAAAGCCTTCAAATAAATACCATAATCACTCGGCTTAATGCCTTTAGGAAAAGCATAAGGAGTCATTCCTGTAGGTGTTGAAGAAGGACTAGCCGCATCACCATTTCCTGTATTACCCATACCAGCAGGGATAGCATCAGAAAAAGCATCTCCAAAGCCTTTACCCATAGAAGTAGCCAAACTATTTAAACGGTCAGTCTGAGCCTTAATACCATCAATAAGACCATTACCGATATCTGCACCAGTCTGTTGCATAGACTTAGCGACCTTAGCCCCAATATCGCCAGAAACTTTTTTTATGTCCTTAAAAGTCTTATTCAGGCTCTTAATACCAGTTTTACCTGAAGCCAAAATAGCTTCAGCAGTAGCATTACCAGCATCAGGGCCAGCAGCAGTAATCTGCTCAATCAAAGCAGGATCAAGATTAGCTTTCAACAACGCATTAAGATTTGTGTAAAAAGTTTTAATCTTAGTCAAACTGCCTTGAAACGCACTAACTAAATCAGTTGAATTATTTTTGATACCAGAAATAACTGTTTTAAACTTGCCATCCAAATAAACAACTGACTCAACAATATCGCTAGAAGTCTGATCTAACACACCAGTAATATTTGCTGAATCCATGATGTTCTTTTGGATTTCTAAAGCATTTTTTAAAAGGTCAGTCATTTTCTCTGAAGCCTTTTTAGCACCTTCACCAACCTTGCCCAACGCCTTATTAGTGCCATCAACATTAGGAACAGGAAGCTTCTTAGAAAGTTTGCCTGTCATTTCATCAGTAGAGTTATTAACTCCACTAATTTTGTCCATGACACCACCAAAGCCATCCATGACACCTTTTAGGCCTTCATTCATGCCCTTAAAAGCTTCACCAACACCAGGGATAGCCGCAAATGCTTCAAAAATCTTTTGCAAAATCTTTATAACCAAAGTCAAAGCTACAGACAAAACAACGACAACAGGAACAAGGATTGCCCCAATAACCCTTGCAAGCAAAGTAATAATAGGAATAAGTGGCTTAATGATCGTCACTAAAAGTTTAAAAATCTCAATTAAAGGAACAAGTAAAGGCTCAATGATAGCCAACAAAACATCAAGAATAGGCGTAAAAGCATCATAAAGGGCAAGGATAACTTCCATTAAAGGTGCAAATAAAGGTGCAAGTTTGCCGACAAATCTACCCAACATTTCAAAAGCAGGGGCAAGAGACTTCCCTAACATATCAACAATAGGAAGCATAGAGTTTAAAAGATTTGCAAGTGGCTGAGTTAAAGAAGCACCAAGACTAGCCTTCAAGTTCTCAAAAGAAGCTGCAAGGTTTTTCTGTTGCACAAACAAACTATCCGACTGTTTAGCGTAAGCACCCTGAGCATCCTGAGAACGGCTATACAACAGATCAAGACGAGCTTGTGCCTGAGCGTGACGTAAAGTAGCACCAGTTAAATTCTTTTGACCACGAGCCGCCAACAAAGCATTAACTTCGGCTTGCTTCATAGCAACACCGAACTTCTCTATCGGGTCATACTCACCGCGAAATAGAGCAGTCATACCAGTCAATGCTTCAGACACATCATAACCATAAGTAGCAGCAAGGTCAGAAGCCAAACCAACCAAGTTTTTAGTCTGCTCGGCAGTAGTATCCATGCTAAAACCAGACTGCTTCAACACAGAACCTAAGAACGTAGAAGCCCTAGAAGCTTCCAACTGGCTCAAACCAATAGAAGAAGCATCCTTAGCAAACTGTTGCATAGAAGGAGTCAAATCACCAAAAACACCCTGCAAACCAACCATGTTACGTTCAAGATCACGAGCAGCAGTAACAGAATCTTTAACAAAACCAATAGCACCAACAGTTGCCATAGAAGCAGCAGCAGCAATAGCTGCACCCTTCATGTTCTTGACAATACCTGTAATAGCACCTAAACCAGTTTTAGCATCCCTAATACCCTTACCATCAAAAACGGAAATTAGAGGAATAAAAATAGAACCAGCCATTAGGCAGCCATCCTTCGGTTAATAACGGTATAAGCCTTCTGCAAACTAGCATTAGTTTGAGCAAAAGTTTTTGGAATAGCTCTCTCAGCTGCTGGCCAAACAAAACGAGAAGACCTACCACCCAAAGCCCTGATCATGCCACGACCCTGATTATTTATACGGTGTCTTCTAGTTCCCGAAGCACTACGAGAATACTTATACTCATTAGTCTGTCTTCTCTTATTAACATATTTGCCTGTCTTACCAGCCATATCAGCCATAACAACAGCCGCATTATCTACACGCAAACGAGCAATAGAAGCCGCCCCAACCTTAGCCCTACGCATAGCCCTAGCAGCCTTAGCTACACTAGGAGTCTCAATCAACACAGACTTCACAGGTTTATTACGATTCTGAGTATTAGAACCCCAAGTCAAACGACCAGGCACAACCCTAGGATAAAAACCAGACACAGTTCTCTGTGGTCGCTTCTTATGGATACCAGAAGTCGGTGGAGAAGAAGGAATAGCAGTCTTAACAGCAGTCTGCACAGGTTTAGCAATAACCTTAAAATCTTTTTGCATCTGCTTCACAAGGCTAGGTTGAACACGATTCAACTCAGCAATAAGATCACGATAATCGGTGAGATAAATACCAGCACGATTACCATTTTGAACCATTACTGCCATAAGTCACCACCAATCTCTTATATTCTATCCCCTAGATTGTTGCTGGCTTTTCCAAATCAAATACCTGCCCATAGTCCACAACATACGATCACTACACTCTAAAAGAGCATTAGGACTAATACCAGTTTCAACTGCAAGAGAAGCGATATACCAATGAGCAGAACTATCGCCCAACCCAACTATTTTGGGTCTGTTTCACTCGCCTTAATAGATGCAACATCTTCAACCCATACATCAAACTCTTTAGAAGTTGACTTAGTGCGAGCTTCAGAAGACCAAGCTAAAAATAGTAGATGAGTAAGTTTGACATTAGATTCAAGCACAGCAACTGACAGATCAAACTTAGATTCAAATTTAACTATGTCAGCTGCCGAGCAAGTAATCTCTTTTTCTTCGCCAGAAACAAATTCAATGCGTAGGTTTATTTTCAATTGTTTTCCTTAGTTATTATGCAGTTGCACGAGTAACTGTGCCAGTTGTAGGCCAAGTTACAGAAAGTGTGGCGATATCCCCGACAGAAGCCGAGAATGGCTGATACTGGGAAACCAAGCATACAGCAGTCCAAGCAGGGTTAGTTGCTGAAACGGCTGAAGATGTTGGAAGCACTACAACAGTTGCATAAGCAGCTGTTCCAGAAGCGTTGAATAGACCTGCAAGTGTTACATCTGTTGAAGTAGCACCAAAGTCTTGGTAGAAGTTTAGGGTTACAGACCCAGACTTCAAACCAGGGATACGAGTTCTCCAACCACTACCAAAAGCGGTTGTTTCAATTTCATCTGCTGAAAGATCAAGGCTTACGCTCTGGAGAACTGATGATAAGTTCGTTCCGTTTACCGTAATCTTGTGGTCTGTTGCTGCATAAACTGCCACAGTATGTTCTCCTAATTTGCTTGAACAGCACAGGTAAACTCTGCTGTTAGATATGTGTTATCACCGATTATGACTGAGCCGTAGTTACTCATATCAGATACTACCAAATCAAAACAACGACCTGCTAGTGTCCTATCTGATTCTATCGCACTTTTTATACTAGATGATCCAGTAGAAGCACAATAAGCATCAAGACTATTTTGAGCTGTGCGCTCAGAAACCCTTGCCACAAAAACTGCTACAACAAAGTTATAGGTATTGAAGCCATTAGCAAAAGACTTATGGTATTCAATGTTTTGTGGGCTAACCACAGCCATAGGCGCATTAGGGTTATCAGGCACAAAGCTAGACACTCTCAAACCAACAATGGTTGACAGGTTCTCTGCAATACCTTCACGAAGATCGCTAAGACTAGCCATTAGCCTAAATGCCTTGTCTTACGGTAAGAGTTCAACAACATAGCCACATCAGGATCAATGCGGCTAGATACTCTAAAGTATCCTGTATCTGGGCTAGAAATGACACCTAAAGGCGAATCAAGGCGTTTAAAGATACGCATAGCCTGAATGATGGTTGCTTGCTTTACAGCCGTAGGAACGGCACTCCAACCCCAAACACCAGTAACCTGGACTGTAGCTATCTCATCATCTTCGTCATAAGGGAACTCCCAAACACCAACAGCACGAATACGAGTGTAAGGCCAGCCAGACAGACCATCAACAACATTATTTAAAGGCTCTAACTGGTATTCAGCAGTAGTCCAAGTCTGGTCAAAAGTCTTATTCAACAAAGTAGAAACAGCGATAGATGAAATAGAAATAGCATCATCAATAGCAACACAATCATCATCACTAGGCACAAAAACTCTAGTAGCTGTTCCAGCGTTATAGAAATTACGCATAGTGTATTCATCAATCAAGCGAGAAGCAGATTCCAGAGCGATCTCCAGCAAACTATCATCTACGCCATCTTGAATACGAAGTGCGGTTTTAAGGTCGTTTAAAGCAGCGTAACCATTTACAACAGGCACAATAACTCCTAGTCTTTCTAACCAATTTTAGCGTTATTTACTATACGAGCCTTGATATCAGTAGAACTCACACCCACAGTATAAGGAACATAACAAAGCTGTATTTTATTCCCATCCAACCATTCCTGAGTGAACTGCATTTGAGCATAATAATCTTTCTTAGCCCAATCATCACCAATAACCACAAAATCAGGAATAACATTCAAAATCGCTGGCTTAGAATCAACGCCACCAATGTTATCTACAACAGCATCTACATACCTGCAAGCCATCAATACCGCTTTACGCTCATCATAAGACATGATAGGTGGCTTACCCTTATAAGCTGCAATAAACTCGTCAGTATTCAAACTGACCACCACACGCCCATCCTTGCCAGCAATACGCTTACAAGATCTAAGAAACGCTACATGACCTGCATGAAACAAGTCAAAAGTGCCACCTGTATAAACTACTCCCACGAGTTAGCCCGCCTAATCTGCAAAGACCAATTACCTTCAGAAAAGTCTTCTTCATTTTCTTTTCTAATGTAAAGCATATGGTTACGCCCAAAAGTAGTGTCATTCTGGCTGTGAAAACCACTAGCCAAAGTAGAACTATTGTCGTGAGCCAAACTAGCGTCAATAAACTTAGCTTCAAAACCAGCGTGAATTATCCTGCGCTCATAATCGTTATCTTCAAAATAGATTGGATGAAAACGCTCATCAAACAAGCCAACATCCTTCACAACCTTTTCACCTAAAACAAAGCCAGACCATTTAGGCATGATGTTCAAAAAGTTTATGGTATTAGGGTCTGCTTCATTAGCAATCTTCTCTAACGCACCAGGGGCAAGGACACTATCATCATTCAACAAAACCCAATAAGGTGCAAAAGGAGTAGTCTTTACAATCAGGTTTAGCCCACCACCATAGCCAAGCCCATGTGGAACTTGAATAAGCCACATCCGCTTAACCAATTCAGGTTTCACAGGCTTATACTCTTGCTTGCCAGAGTTATCTACAATAACTAGATCTTCTACTGGATAGTCAATACTAGCTAGAAGCCTGTCAGCAAGGTCAAAGCGTTTTAAAGTTAGAAACCCTAAAACTGGTATCACGCTAATAGTTTCTTCCATAACGGTAGCCACTCATTAGACCAAACAGTTTCAACATCAAACTGTTTAGCGAACTCAATGCTCTTTGTAGACTTTTCACCCTTTGTAGCGTAAGCAGCTTCAAGAGCGTTCACAATAGAAGGAATAGAAGGTGTCTGCCACCAAGCGTTCTGACCCGCATCCCAAGCAGGTTGTCCATCAACAAGCCAAGAATCTTCAGATACAAGGTCAGGTGTCGCAGCCCAGTTAGAGCCGATCACTCTTGTTCCACAGGCTTGTGCTTCAATAGTTGGAACGCCAAAACCTTCTCCGAAAGAAGGTGTCAACAGCACATCCATAGCGGTATAGTATCCAGCTAAAACTTCTTGACTAATGCCATAACGGTAGTCAGCGATATCAGGGAATAATACTTGTTCTGGTTTGATACCTAAAGATTCACAAAGGATAAATAGATTCCAGCCACCAGCACCACCAAAAGGGTCTGTGTGCAAATAGATTTTAGCGTTAGGGCGATTCTTAGCAAAGATACTAAAAGCCATAAGGTTCTCTGCAAAAGCCTTACGGTGAACAAGACCAGAAGCTTTATTAGCTGCGTTCATACCAACAAGGAAATCATCATCATTGACACCCATAAATCTACGACCATCAACACCATTGATAGTGCGAGTAGGTTTCATAGTCTTAGTGTCAACAGCGTGTGGAATATACTCACACTCCAAACCATTTTCTTCCATCTGTCTTTTACCATGTGGAGACATAGCAATAGGAAGCACATTAGAGCGTTTCAACCATTTCAAAACATTAGGCGGAATAGTGATGTGATCTAGTGGTGTCCAAGAAGCTATCTGACGAACATTGTCAAACGCTTTGCCTTTGAATACCCACACGTCATACAAAGTAAATAGCACATCATTCAACTGTGTCTTAGAAGCCCGATTAGCGTTACCAACATGGTGAGCATGATTCATAGCAATCACATCATTAGAGTAGTTCTCAAAACCCCTAGCATAATGTGGAATCTCACCATAAGGTGTCTTCAACGTGCTATTCATGCCATCCAAACCATAGTTACTCAAAGCAGCAACATCAACGCCATCACGCTTCAAACGATCTACAAGATAGCCAGACTGAATACCATAACCAGTAGGTAGATAAGGGCTATTAGAAACGATAGATACAGCACCCTTTAGTTTTCCCATTTAATTTCCTTTTTGTCGTAGGTAAGACTAGAATAGCATAAGAAAACCCCCCTAATGCCTACGCACACTAGGGGGGCTTTCAGTTTAACTCAGGGGTTAGCTTGCGCCACCCTTGAAGTATTTGATGTGGCTTGAGTGAGTCAAGTTACCATCAACACGCATCTTCACTCTGAATGTTGTGACATCCTGGTTGAACGCATAGTCAGGTGACTGTGCAATATCAATTCCACCAGCAATACGAACCTTGTATGAAGGTAGGTGACCGAATAGAACAGACTTAGCACTTGTTGCAACAGCAGCTACAGCAGGGTTCTCATAAACTGGGAAACCTAGAACTGTGTCAGGCGCACCAGTAGTTCCTGGAACGAAGATGTAGTTACCTGCACCATCCTTCAACTTGCGAAGAACACCAAGTGAAGAAGTTGACATCTGGAAACCAACACCAGGTAGCTGACGAGCAGAACCATCAATGTTGTAAACCAAGTCAACTAGGTTGTCGTAAGTGAACGCACCTGATACACCAGTTCCACCAGTAACAGCAGAACCTGCAACAGTAGCCAAACCGTTAGGCTGGACAGTTCCAGTTCCTAAAGTTAGGTCGTTGTTTACACGATAACCGATTTCGTTACCAGCCTGTTCAGCGATTAGAGATGTAAGGTCAAATCCAGCATCTGCAATCAATTCGTTGGCTACGCCGACAAGGAATGAATACTTGTAAGCACCAAGGGTGATTGATGAGAATGTTGGGTCGCTTGCGCTAATTGACTGAGTAGCAGTAGCCACAGCAGCAGTTGAACGAGCAGTAAGGGTAGGGATAGTTAGGTTCTCACCAGAAGTAGTGTTGAAGATCTGGCTTGTAGTTAGCATTGGGCCAACTAGACGAGCAACCTGGAATACCTGGTTGTAGAACGAAGTAGGAACGGTGTTAGATGAACCAACAAGTGTTCTTTGTTCTGCGTTTGGTGCGAACTCAAAACCACGCTGTTCGCCACGAGCAATTGCACGAAGGATGTCAGAGTCGGTTGAACGAGTGCTTTCAGAAGGCTTGAAAGAAGCTGCAGCTTCTGCTGCTCTTTCTTCACGCTCTGCTGTAGCCTTGATTGACTCAATGAGCTTTGCTCTCTCGTCAATGTCAGCCATGATACGCTCATAAGTTTGTGTTTCTTCACCTGAAAGGTCACGCTTTTCAGATGCTGCATTGTCAAGCAAAGCCTTAGCTTGCTCATATGCAGACTTACGAGCTTCTTGCTGAAGTTTAATAAAATCAGACATTTGAAGTCTCCTATAAATAAATGAATAAGGGATGCCTGTGGTGCTGACACGCAACAGATGTAGTGGTGCTGACACTCAACTACTCTTTAAGTCTAGTTAATGAAAATAATGCACCATCAAAAGTGGACTAGCAGAGATTCGAACTCTGGTGCTAACAAATTCCCTTGCAGGTTTTACTTGTTAGACGAAACCAACCTAGCCCTTACAAGTAACTTTATCAACGCAAAAGAAAACCCCACCAGGAGAAGGGAAGTAACCTAGTGGGGTGTCGCTAGAAAAGGGGATAACTAGCGAGTTTCTTTTGCTTCTAACACTCTTACTTCTTTAGCGGGGGTGTCAATAGCAACAACTGCATCAGCAAATGCTTCTGACAAATCTTTGATCTCACCAGCAGCAGGGTTGCCAGCAACTTCAAGTATAGCTGCGATAATCTGTTCTTTAGTAGCCATTAGAGCATCTTTCCTTCCAAAGTGTGCTTCATCTGAAGTAAGCCTATCATGGTGACAGGTTCTTCAACTTTTTCTTCAACAACTTCTTCTACTGGTGCTTCACCCTTAGTAAGTTGCTTGATAACATTTTCCAGCAAACCAGCTTGGTCTGGAGTCAATGAATCGCTTGTCTCTAACGCTAGTAAAGCATCAGAAAGTTTCTCTGTATCAATTTGATCTAATGAACGCACTTGGGCAACACTCGCTTCGTAGGCTGGAAATGTAACAATACTGACTTCTAGCAATCTTACAGACTCTAGCGTTCTAATGCTACCATCAGGAGACCAAGAATCAGATTGCACATTAAAACCAAAAGACATTTTATCTATGTCCCCTCGTTGCATAAGAATACTTAAATCCTTACCACGAGTAGTAGGGGCTAAATCCGCTTCAACCCTAAGACCTTTAGAATCTTCAACTAAACGCATAGTGCCAGAACGAGTAGAAGCCAACGGCTCACCAGAATCGTGATTCCAAAGAAGCTTTACATCATTACGAGACTGTAGAGAACGCTTGAAAGCACCAGGGGCGATACGCTCAATAAAAGGTAACGGCTGACTATCACTATTAAACACAGCAGCATAACCAGAAAAAGTTAGTTTATCCCCGACAGCACGAATCTCAAAATCAACATTAGAAACACGAGTCTCAGCTTCAGGCTTAATGCCATTGATCTTGCGTAAAGTAGCCATAATCTTTTCAGCCCTATAGTTGGCTCTCAAAACTGAATCAGTCATTAAATTCCTTTGATTATCAGATTCTCTCTTTACAATACTACTTGACCAAGAGAAACCAGCGTCACCACCCCAAGCATCCCACATAATTCTTCCATTACTAGGATTCTCGGTATTGTTAAAATCTTTGCCTTTTTTATCTACTTCGTGTCTTGAAAAGAATGAATACATCCGTTTGACCACACTCAAAGACATAGAACGACCAGAAACAATGTCTGTGGCACGACCCCAACCAACAGGTGTTCCAGCACCAGTAGCCTTACCTTCTTTTTTCCAACGCAAAGCTCTAGCCGCAGCAGTCTTCATGCCTTCAGTTGGCTTATAAACAGCCACAGCCCTAGTATCCATAAACTATTCCTTCAGGATTTAGGCTAGATCAGCCAACTCTGTTTCATGCACAGAAATAGCAGACTGAATGATAGCAATAGCCGCATCAGATTGCTCTACCAACTCTGTATTACCCAAAGCTTCGGCAGACTTCTTGTTCAACTCGTGCTGGTAGCCTTCAAGGTTCAACTGTTCAATACGCTGAGTCAATAGTTGTTGTTTTGCTTCGTTAGATACATTAAATGACATTATTTTCCTTATTTATTCTCTAAAAGAGCAACCTGTTGCTCTAGTGATTCCACTTTTGCTACTAATAGCATAACAACTTGTGCAACCGTTTGTAGATCTTCAGGACTAACATAACCATCTCGCCCAAAAGCCTGTAGCAGTTCATTTATTTCATCCATTATGACCAGCTTCCTGATACTACTAGCGGTGCAGAAGCACCAGTTCCAATCTTCACTATTTCTTCATAAGAGTTGGCAAGTATGGTTGCAGAAGAACCACCACCAGTATTGATCTGATATTTGAATTCAACTGTTCCACCAGTAGTGGCGTTGCTTTGGAAATAGCCTTCAATAACAATGGTGGAGTTAGATGTAGTAGAACCGAGCGTTGGGCTGATGTTTTGTGCAGTAGTAGCGGTAGCTCTGAATGATTGCACACCACCTGAAGTTCCAGAAATAAACATGGCGTTGTAGTAAATGCTTACAGGTGTGTTGCTGAATGTTGGCACTAACTGGATTGATGCTGGAACAGCAGAGAAGGTAAAGTTTGCGCCAAGATTTAGACGGAAATAATAGGTTTTACCTGCTTCTAATGGCAGAGTTCTTGCACCTACAGGGAAGATAGATTGGGCAGTATTTGTTGTTGCTGAAGTTGCGTTGGCGTTAGAGTAAGCCCAGGCTTTGATAGGTAGCATGAGCCTACCTGTAGTTGTTCCTGATGTTACTGCATAGAATTTATCGCCGTCATAGTCCATTGTTCCAGCAGATGCTGTTGGTGTTCCAGTATTTGTTTGAAAAGTGAGTGGATAGATGGATGTGTTACCTGCTACGAGAGTTAGGTTGCTTGTTAGTGTTCCACCTGTGAATGAGCCACCAGCCATTGTGCCATCAGCATTTACAATAGTTGCAGCTGACCCTGATGTTCCACGATACTTCAAAGCACCTGTATCAACATAGAGTGTGCCACCGCCAGTTCCTGCGTTTGGGGCGGTAGATATATTTTGGAGAACTAGATGTCCAGCAGTTACGTTAGAGACTATAGTGCTTAATGCAACTGATGATGAACCTAAACCAGCACTAGCCCTTGCAGTTCCAGAAGCGACCATAGATGCAAAGTTAGATGCACCAGCAGATGAAATACTTGCTAGAACTGTTCCAGCAGAATCCTGCCATTCCTGCAAGTTGACAGACTGAGATGCAGCACCTTGAATAATTAAACCTTTATTTGTTGCTGTTCTAGCGTTCAATAAAATGTTTGTTGCTGTGGTATTGATGTATGGGCCAGTTGCAGCAGTATCACGCAAACCTGACCCATAAACATAACCTGTTGTTAAATCGCCTGTAGAACCCACCTTTGTTATAACAGTTCCACCAGAGTTTTGTATCTGTAATAAATCTGCTGACTGAGAAGCAGCACCTTTGATTATTGCGCCAATTTGAGCAGCGTTAGTCAAACCAACATTCAACCAAGATGACGAACCATAAATAGTTCCATTACCAAGTGCGACAGCTGCAAATGCGGCATCTCCTGATGATGTTATTTTCGCTGCTGTTCCACCTGCCGAGTTTTGCCATTCCTGCAAGTTAGCACTTTGCCCTGATGCACCTTTGACAACTAACGGCACTACTGCTGTTGCAGCGTTTGTGATTACATGGCCACCAACAGTAAAAGCGTTTGCAGCACCTAATGATGCTTTACCAGCTAAATCAGAAACAAGATTAGTTACCTGAGACTCCGCAATAGTCAAACCAGACTGACTAATACCAATAACAGGTGCAGTAGGAGTGCCAGTATTCACTATAGGTGCAGTAACAGCGACAGAACCAACAGTCGCAGGAGTGTTAGTTACAGTATTGATCCAAGCAACACCATTCCAGGTATAAGTAATAGAACCATAGGTAAAAGTTTGACCTACAGTTGGGCTAGACGGCCAAGGAATAGCCATTATGCGACCTGCTGTGCCGTAAGGATAAGAGCTGCTGTTGTAGGTCTAGTTGGGTTAGTGCCAGCAGAATAAGATTCAAGGCTAACAAGAGTGCTAGTAGCAGACCACATAAACTCTACATACTGTCCAGCAGTAAGGCGCAGAAAATAGTTCCAACCAATAATCTCGTGACTATAGTCGCTGGCTGATTTACGAGCATTTATAGAAATCAAACCATTTGAACCAGCAACATCAGTTCCATTTATACGCAACCAAACATTAATATCTTCTTGTGCGTTAGCAGTATTTTGAAATTGACCAGACCATTGAAGATTGTAGAGACCAGCAGTAGGAAAATAGATTCTACTTGTGTTAGCAACATAAACGTCACTAGAAAAGTCTGTCGTATTCCAAGGCATAGCAAAAGCAGATGTAGTGCTAGTTATCGCTTGGCTACCTGTGTATTGGAAAGCCCCATACTTCATGTAAGGTGCATCAATAACAGCGACAGTAGTCTCCGTTACAGCAACATCAACAGTATCCCCTGAAACAGTAATGACAGGGTTATTTTCTACAACTGTTACAGAAGTTCCACTCATCTAGTCACCTGCGGTGTGACAACAAACTTGCCCTGAAGCAGACGGTCAGTAACTCCACCACCCGAAGTTATTTCAAGATCGTAAGAATAGAAACCATCAGCAATAGCTGCTGTAGCGGTAGAAGCCACTAAGACAGCAATAGTTCCAGCAGTTCCACCCAAAGTGATACCCGAACCATTAGTCAAAGATAAAAGTGTTGAAGTTGAATCATAAGTTTCACGAACCTGCATAGCAGCTGTATAGCCAGTCAAGTTCATAGGCGAACCATTCACCGTAATAGTAAAAGTCTTGTCAAAGGTTGCGCCCTGCGGACATTTGATGTTGTAGTCACCAGGATTTATCATTATGCCCCCATAGTCTGTGAATCAGTAGGATCAGTTGGGTCTCCAGCATGAACAGGGTCATTAGTTGGTGCAACTGTCGGATACTCTGTTTTAATATACGGAATGTTAGGCAAACCAAGTTCCATAAGCACCGCTTCAGGATCAAAGCCAGCAGCAATCAAAGTATCAGCCATCTTCACCTTAGCTTCGGTTTCAGACAAATCAGCTGCCTGAATGTTTACGTTAGCCAAAGGAACTCTAAAGGCATCTCCGCCTTCAACTGCTGGCTCATCTTCTAGCTTCTTAATCTCATTGATTGACTTGAAACCAGCCTGAGTAGCAATTGAATACGCTTGATAACGGCTTTGAAGATCTCCACGAAGCAAAGCAGAAAAATTAAACTTAATGAACGCTGTAGTAGGAAGAACACGACTATAAGCCCACTCCAACTTCTCCAAAATAGGTCTAAGAGTGTGAGAAATGAACTGAAGGTTATTTTGCTCTACAGAAGCATAACTAGCAGTTCCAGGGATACCCAACATATGTAGCGGAATGTTGAAAGCTCTAGCAATTTCTTCTACAGCAAACCTACGAGAATCAAGGAACTGTGCTTGGTCATTAGGGACAGTAGTTTGAACATATTTTGCCCCACCAGAAAGAACGCCAGTTTTATGAGCTTTCTTGTATCCCCTGTGTCGAGAGTCAAAACCTTCACGAAGGTCTTTCGCTTCTTCAGCAGTTAGCTCGCCTGGATATTCAATGATTCCATTAGTGGTAGAACCTTGATCAAAGAAGCGAGCTGCATAGGATTGCAAAGCAGTAGCAACACCGAGAGCATCTTTCAACTTATCTACTCTGGACAACCCAGTTAAAGAACCTGGTGTTGCTAAATCTATGATATGGATGATTTCATCTGAGTTCAAAGGCTTTGGCTCATCAGCGTAAACAAAGATTTTCTTACCGATAGCAGAACGTCGAACTTCCATCTTTGTTGGATCTAAAACAACAAGATTTACGACATCACCTTTATTGTCTCTAAAAACACGAGTGTAAGAGTTTCCGAAGACAAGTAGAGAAGAAACGACAGCCCCATAGTGTGCTTGGCGTGTGGTGTCAACATCTGGCTGGTCAACCCAAGCTGGTCGTGGTCTGTAAGGTTTACGTTCCCCATCAACACGAATAAAAGCATCAACAGGCAAAGTGGAGATAGTGTCGCTGATAAGGCTTACAGCAGAGAAGAAAGCAACAACTTCGTAAGCGTTCTTGCCAGTAATGTTGATACCTGCTTGGCTTTCTGTGCCAAAATCTCCACCCATAGAGAAAATGCTTTGATACGAGACAGAGCGTGTATTGAAAAGCCTATTTAGCATTATTTATCCGTTCCAAGTGCTAAACCAAAAAGAAGTGTGCCGATACCTAAAGCAATCAAACCTGCTGGCGGATAAATCAAAGCAATACCTGCCGCTACAACAATGATGCCTACTGCTTGAATTATTGAAGAAATCATAATTTACCTATCCAAAAAACTTTGGCACTATCCGCTTCTCTATTTTAGCCCCTGCTCTGTCAT